AGATAAATTTTCAACTTCATCTTTACCTAAACCTTGTAATTCTTTGTAGTCTATAATGTCTCTTATTAACTCACCTTTTACTACATCTATTTCTGAAACTTTCTTTTGAAAATCTGATACATATTTACCAGCATCAAATTTATCATCTTTAGGTCTTCTAATAAATTTGTTTGTTTTAACATCAAACACACCATCAGCCATTGCATCATTCTTTTCTTTTACTTTAGGATCAGTAATGACATAATAATTAATTGGATGTTCTGTACCTGGTACTAATTTTCCATTTACATCTTTTAAAGATTTAGCAATAGTTTTTCTCATTGTTTCTCTATCGCCTGGTGGTACATCAAACAAAACATTAATATCTAAATCAGCATCGTTTCTATATCTTTTTGTAAGTATAGAACCAATTAATGAATACTTAACAATTGGAGCAAACCTTTCCTCAAAGTCTTTTAATTGTTTCATAATCATACCAATGACAACAGATTTTAATTTTGGATTGTTAGTATCTGCGTCATCAAATACACCTTTAGCATATGTTCTTCTAGGTATGTCTATGATACTTTCTTTAATCATCTTCTTTTTTCTTTTCTTTCTTTTGCCATCCATCTTTTAGCAATGTAACTTTTAACTGGTGCTGACATTAATCTTTTAACTATTCTATATGCTTTTGCTAATACTACTGTTGTTAATTCTTCTTCACTTTTATTATTATCAACAATTAAAAAATTGTTCATTCCAAATAGTCTTTGAAATTTTCCTATGTTATCTTGTACACCTCTCCAAGATTTTGTTAAAATAAATTCTGGTACTTGTCTTTCTCTTCCCCTTTGTCTTTGTAATGCAACATCTAAACTTGTATTTACAAATATCATATAACAATCATATCCTAATGCGTGTAAGTGTGCATATTGTCTAGCAATAATATCATAGTCTCTTCCTGTAGCATCTATAACTAAACCCAATCTACTTTTAACATAAAGGTCTAATTGATTAGCAGCAGATTGTTTTGCTGCTGTTCTAATCATATCTCTAAAGTAAGCTTCTTCTTCTGGCATATTTAAAGACAATCCTACTTTCTTTAAAGCTCTTTCAAAAAAATTATCAGAATTAACTAATTTTATACCTGTTCCACTAAACAAACTTTTTGTAACAAAAGACTTACCTGAAGCTGGACCGCCAGCTAAAAAGAAAGCTTTAAATATACCTGGGTCGTATAAACCTTCTGTTAATATTTCATTAAATTTTTTCATTTATTATACTTGCATAGTTCTAGGTACATCTACTAACACACCTTCACCAAAACAACCTAGTTCGTGTGAACCTGAAAGTGTAGCACATTGAAATTGTAAATCTGTTTTTTCACTCACTTTAAATGGAAATCTTCTTTGAATATTCATATTGTTTTCAAAAGTTGTTCTTGCTGTATCATATTGTTGTCCAGTTGAAGTTTGAGAAAAGTTCCTAAACAAAGCAGGCTTAGAAGCTGTAGTATCATTTGAAAATGCGTCAATACGATACAAATAAAATTCTTTGTTTGCTGGCACCGTAAAGATACTTGCTTGATTTCTACCATCACCTGGTCTAATACCACCATACTTAATAGTTTTAGCTGTATTCTGTACTGTAATTAATCCAACATTTGTTATACCTGTTGTAAGAATAATATCGTTTATTCTAAAAAATGCATTTGTGGTGTTTACATCACCACCGCCATTTAATATTACTACTTCGTTTAATTGTTCATAATTAGCATCAAGTCCTTTTATTAATAAAGCTTTACCATCATCACTTGCACTATCAGTTGTTACGGTCATTGTAATTGCTGATGGTGGATAAACATAATTTGTATTAGCAAATTCCCATAATGCTCTTAAAGTTGTATCACCTGCTGCTTGATAACCAAAGATATTTCTAACTTCAGCACCTCTTATCAGGCCTCTACTGACTTGTAAATTCTGGTCGTGTAAATAACTTGTTGCCATTATCCTTTAACCCAATCTTTTGCAATAGTAAAGTTTGCTCTACTAAATTCTAATCTATCTACAAGTTTTATTGCTCCAGCTTTTCTATCTACAGCAACATAACCTTCTGGTGAAGATACTCTATAACCTGTACCAGTTCTAATGAAGTGTCCTATACTTTGTATTTCTGATAGTTTATTAATTAAAATATTTTTACATCTGCTCAATGTAACGTGTGACGCTATCGCAAAATATAATGATGTTTTATTTCTATCAATAAATCTTAAACCATCTGTGAGAGCATCTTTAAATTTTTGTTTTCCTTTATCAGTTATTCTTGCATCAATTTCTGCTTGAACCATATTTTGATAATAGTTTCTAAACAAGTCAACTAATTGTTTTACTTTACCCATTTCACCTTGAGTATTTTTAATGTAATAATTAAAGAAAGTTTTTAATCTAAATCCCACACCAGTACCATCTGCTGATGATTTTTTCATTTCGTCTAACATAGGACCAGCTTTTAATAATGAACCTTCTGCCATTCTAATAGCAGCGTCAAATGTAGCTGTCTCACTTCTTGTCATCATAGACGAACCAGATGTATCTTTAAAACCAGCAGATGCTAAAAAAACTCTACTAGAATTACCTGTAACGGTACCAAAACTAGCGTTCATTGTATCTAACGTTTTTCCTACATACTTCGTATGAAAAACAATACCCATATTTGCTCTTGCTAGTTTTCTTCCTAGTGATGAGTTTACTGGTGTTGCGTAAGTAATTGTGTTGGGAGTAAATGATATTGACTTCTCACCATCAATATCAATAATTTTTAGATCACTTCTAGCAAATAAAAAGTCACCTTGTAATACTTCTCTTATTCCTAAACGTGATAATTCTCTTAATGCGATTGTAAGTTTGTCTGCTAATTCGCCACTATGATTTCTTCTTATGTCAGAAGAAGTGTAATTAACTTTTGGATTTTTATTGAAGACTGATTTGGTACCAACAAAAAACTTTCCGTTTTCTGGATTGACACCACATATAATAGCAGGTGCGCCATCCCACTTCACAGTCATATTAACTTTGCTGCCAGATGAACCAGCGAGCATATTTCTAATAGACTTTAGGAAGTTAATAGCATTACGACCACCGTCTGAACCTCTATTGATAATATCATCTTCTAAATGTTCAAGGTGTGTATTTCTATCCCTTGTTGTAAATCCTTTAAAACTAAACATTTCTCTCTCATTAATTCCATAAATTTAATCACTTTTTCCATATAAATCAACTTGTTTTATTCTTATATTTATAACATAAAAAACTTGGAATACCACCGTTATGTTTCCATACTTTATATTTGTTTTGAAATCTCATTAATTTGTGTGCGTCTTCTTCAAAGAAATATTGTTGTATAATAGAACCAGTTGGTTTTTCTATGACCTGCCAATATATTTTACGACCTTTCTTAATCATCTTTTTAATATAAGATAAATCTACATCTTGTGCTGGTCTTTGATCTCCCTTATAAAATTTTACTTTCTGTTTTCTAGCCATTACATTTTAAAGTCACTAAATTTTTCGTAACTTTCCTCTGGTGTGGTTTCTTTAGTTTGGTTACTATCTACAATATTTTGTGCTGAATTTTCAACATCATATAGTCTCATCTTGGCTCTATCTACACCAACAATAAATGATCTATTCATCGCAGGGTCATTGTATCTATTTTTCAATTGTTTAACTTTCATTTGCCCTAACGCCTCTAGTTCTTCATTGGACATTAAGGCAAACATAAAGTCGGCTGTCGCTGGAAGACCAAAACTTTCTGATGTATCTTCTAATCCAATGTCAGTAGATACGAAACCTGTTCTGGTCGTTTGTGTAGCACTAAAGATAGGTACATCAAATTCAACTGCCAAACCTCTTAACTCTTCAGCGATTGCTTTGATATAAAAATAAGATGATATGTTACCACCTTTAAATCTACTACTAGCACAAATATTTAAATAGTCTATAAAGATTACATTTGGTCTAAATGATTTTTTTAACGCCAACTCATTTAATAATGCTCTAAAATGACCACTATGTGCTGACGCAGTTGGATACTCTTTTATAATTAATTGACCTGATGTTTTATTTTGTAATTTAGAAACTTTGTTATCATATAATTGTTTTGGCATTGCGTGTAAATCATCAATCGTTACATCAAATAAGTTTGCGTCAATTCTTTCAGCAATTCTTTCTTCTGCCATTTCTAAAGTGATATACAATACATTTAAACCTTGAGTTAAGAAACTTGAAGCCACGTGACACATAAACAGAGATTTACCCACACCAGTGCCCGCAAGAGCAATGTTTAAAGTCTTACTAGGTATTCCGCCTTTGGTTATTCTGTTGAAGTACGAAAGATCAAATGGGTATCGCTTTTCTTTAGTATGGTACCAGTTAAATCTGTCTTCGGCATCTTGGATATAATCATGCCCAATGTGCCTATCAAAAGAAACACCAAGAGCCTCGCTAAGGATTGACGGAAGCGCCTCTGGATTATTTTGTTTATCTTTTCCATCTAGTATTTTAATGCCTTTTAATACAGCATTATATACGGCTTTATCTTTACAAAATTTTTCTGTTGTATTTAACAACCATTGTAAATCAACTTCATCATCATTTAAGCTATTTAGTAAAACTTTAACATTTTTAAATTCTTCTTCGTTAATATCTTTTCTGTTATTTAACTCAACTAATATTGTTTCTTTTGTTGGTGGATTTTTATATGTCTCAACAAATTTATATATTTCATCAAATAAAATTTTTTCTTCTCTTTGTCTAAAATAATCTGATTTTAAAAACGGAATAACTTTTCTAACAAAATCCTCATTGATAAAAAGATTTCGTAAGATTGTTATTTCTATTCTTTCGTTATTAGTCAAATTTAAGTGTTCCATTTTTTAATTGTAATTCCATTACATCAACTAGTATATCACCAATTAAGTTTCTAAATTCTTCTGACTCTGTATCTTTGTTATTAGGATTTCTAATAACAGTGTAAGTAAACTTTAATGGTATACGACCATCTGAATTTTCTGTTTGAGATAATTTAACGTGTTCGTATTTGTATATTATATCATTATACTTGTCATCTGTCAACCTTATACAAGTATAATCTGCTCCGTCTTTTTCTACAAATACGTAATTATCCCTCAGTTGGTTCGTCTGATCCGTAGAGGAATTTTGATTTTGTGTAGTCATCTATCTGTTGTAGTATTTCCTTTGTAAAATATTTTTCAGGTTCATCATTGATAGACTTACCAAATATTTTTGTTCCATCTGGTAACTCATAACGAGTAGATACTTTTTTAATTATACCTGCTTCTTCAGCAAGTTCTAATAAACCATAATATCTATCTAAACCTTTGTCATAAGTTAGTCTTACATCAATTACTGCATTTTCTTTTGTTAAACGTGATTTATAATTTTTACAATGTATAATATTTCCTACTACTTCGGTACCTTCTTTAAACTTCTTTTTACCAAGATAGATTATTGAGGATGCGGCATATTTCAAACCACTACCACCACCCATTTCTTTTTGTGGGAACATTGAACCAATGACATCATAAGTGTGGTTAGTCATTATCATAGGTACATTTGCTTTACCTAGTTTCAATGTTAAAACTCTAAATGCTGATTTGACAATTTGTGATCTTGTCATATCTCTTGTTTCTTTACCAGCGGCTGTGTCTTCCATTTCTTTTGTAGTAGATAACATACCTAAACTATCTAACACAAACAATAAAGGTTGTCTTTTGTCCTCTGGTTGTTCTAAATATTTGTCTATAATTTTAATAGATTGATTTCTAAATTCTTGTACCGTAGCAACTGGAACAACTACAAGTCTATCACTATCAACACCTCTACTCTCAATCATATTTTTTGAGATAGCGTTTTCACTTTCAAAGTAAATAACACCAGCTTCTTTGTTAGCGTCTAAAAAGTTTTTAACTACACCTAACGCAAAGAAAGTTTTACCTGTTGCTGCTTCGCCAGCGATTGCTGTAATTCTGTTTCCTGGTAGACCACCGTGAATACTACCTGATAATAATGCGTTGAAAGAATACGAACCTGTATCTATAAAGTTGGTTACGTCACCACCTGATATACCATCGCTAGCCAATGCTGCGTATTCATTACCTGTCTCTTTTATTATGTCTTTTAAGAAATTGCTCATACTCTTTTAACTCCTCATATTTCAATTTTTCATTTTCCGAATAAGATATTGTATAATATTTTATACCTAGATTATAACACTGTTCTTTAATTTTGTCAAGTTCAGAATAGTGGAAACTATGATTTATATAGTTTTGATACCCCTTATATATTGTTATCCTCATTTTTTACTTTTGCCCTCAAAACCACAGGTCTACCTTTAGGGGCTGTTAGTTGTGGAGGGGAATCTGGATCAGGTTCCCAATCAAATCTAACAGATGGGTCTTTTGGTACCCATCCCTTTGGTGCATCCTCATAGTCCGCAGGCTTCACTCTTACCCATATTTGTTCCTTTATAGTTTCTAAAGGTAACATACCAAAATCATTAAAAACTCTATCCTCAAATTTTTCAGCCATAGCATATACTTGTTCTCTATTGTATGCTACTTTTCTCTGGTAGTCCCAGTATTCTTTAAGATTATCGTATTGAAGTTTAGTAATAGGCATCGCCATACTATTTATTCTTTAACGCAATCGCACCTATGAAATTAAAATTCTGCCAAAAGGTATGTACTTCAAAACCAGCCTTGTTTAACATTTCATACAATTCTGTTTTTGTATTTGGCTTCATCATATGTCTCAATGTAACTTCTTTATCTAATATTTCTTTATCTGTAAAGTTTTTTCTTTTGTGGTCATAAAACATAAAAGTCATCATATCTTGTACTTTTGGATTACAACTAAAAGTCTTTTCAGAAAAAACAAATGCACCGCCTTTATTTAAACCATTATAAACTTTATTAATAACTTCTTCTCTATCTTTTGGTTTCATAAATTGTAAAGTAAAGATAGAAGTAACTAAAGAACAATTTTGAAAGTCATACTCTCTAACATCACCTTTAAAATAATTTAATTGTGGATATTCGTCTAGGTCTTTTTCATAATCTTTAAAAAAGTCTTCTTCAATTTCTATACCTGTGTATCTAGCTTGTGGTATATGTTTGTGATTTTGTTTAATCATAGCCTTCAATAGTTTACCTGTTGAACAACCTAGATCAACAACTTCTGTATAATCTTCAACAAAATATTTTGATAAAGATAAAACATCATTCCAAAGATTTGTATAACCTCTTACAGAATTTTCTATATGATTATCAAAACCTTCTTCTGATGTAGCAAATGTAAATTTAGTCATTTATAATTTATTTCCTTTCATCATTCTATCGTAATCAGTCATTACATTAACTGGGTTTCCAGATACTTTTTTCTGAAGCGTCTGTAAAACACTCCAATTTTCAATATATCTATTTCCAAATTTTTGATATTCTTTATTTAACGGAGACTCAAAAAGTTGTATTGCACATTTTTCAACAAATTGTAATATAACTTTGTCGTCAAATTCTTGTATTGGATAATATTCATCACCAAAAAGTGTACGCTGTCGTACACTAATATTAGTAAAATATTTTTTTATCTGTGACAAACTTATATATTTTACATAGATTGAATCTATCCATATATCTTTTCTTCCGTATTGTGTAAAGTTATCATATAACCATTGTCCTGCTGTATGATTTTCGTCTTCAGTATTTTCCCCTAGAGCTTGTTTTACCATTCTATTTACTCTTGTGGCTATATTAACTCCAGCATGACCTGTATAAAAATCTGTATCACCTATCATTATATTATAAACACCTTTTATACTTATTTTAGACAAATCAACTTTATTATTATGTTGATCTAAAAATATAGATGACATTTTTCCTTTGTTTATAACTTGGTATCTTGGACTTTTTACTAAATCAAATATTATATTATTGATTATAGGTTTTAAAGTAGTATAGTTCTCTACTAATTGGTATGCCTGTACTTCATTTGGTGGTTGTTTCATTATATATTCTCCTTGTATGGTTTCAATACTTTTTCATATACACTTTCAGCAAGTGCTTTCATCATCAACGGTGGAACCATACGACCAATACGTTCTGATTGTTGTTTATGTTTACCTGTTAAGATAAAGTCTTCAGGTAAAGTCATAATTCTTTTTAATTCTTTTATAGTAAACTTTCTATCTTGCGTTGGATGACAAGTACCAGCGACACCAGCAAGATTACCCATAGCAGTAATTGTTGGACAAGGTTTTCTTAAACTACTTCTTTTTAAATTAAAGTGATGACCTTTCTCGTGGTAATTCATACCTGTTAATACTTTGTCAGGGTCTTTAGGCATTTTAGCTAAAGTTTTACCTACTGCTTTATCTGGTCCAATTTTTTCAAACAAATAATTTAATTCTTCTTCATCAGTATTGTTAATATCTTCTATCGCTTGTCCTAGATTTGTTTGTTCGCTATTTTTATCTGGATACAATTGATACATAGTCATAAAATTTAAACCAATCTTATCAGCAACATCTTCTCTTACACCTATAAAGAAAGTTCTCTTACGTGATTGTGGAACACCAAAGTAACTCGCATTTAAAACATCAGCGACAACTAGATAACCAATATCTTCAAATGTATTTTGTATCTTATGGAAGTATTCTTTTGCTTCACCCATAGTCAAACCTTCAACGTTCTCACCTATAATTACTTTAGGTTTAATTTCTTTTGCCACTCTTAAAAATTCAAAAAATAAATCTTCAACATTACTTACACCTTTGATGTCACTATATTGTTTTGTTTTACCAAACGCATCCGAGTGTGTATTACCTTTGCCGTGTGATACTGAACCAGCCATACTAAACGCTGAACACGGTGGCGAACCATCAAGTATATCAAGTTCACCTGGTTTTAAATTAATCTTTTCTAAAAAATCTTTACCTGTTAGTTTTTTAATATCGCCAGGTATTATAAGTGTGTTTGGATAATTTTCTCTATAAGTGTTTTGTGCTTCTTCAACAAATTCATTTATGGCAAGTATCTTACCACCAGCCAATCTATAACCAGTAGATGAACCTCCGCCACCAGCAAAAGTTGATAGCACATTGAATAGTGCTCTATTTTCACTATCTAAAGTGTCTTTTAATGTATATCTTTTATATTCAAACATTGTTCCATATTATCATAATTAATTAAATTTGTCAACCTCATTTCCCCAGCTATCCCAACCAGGTCTTTGTGTTCTAGCAAATAACTCAATATATGGACCTTCTAATAATGATTCTATACGTCCATATATCTCATCTGGTTTTCTGGAGTGTTCTCTACGATTCGATACAATTAACTGATCTACATTACTTGACATTCTACGAGGTTTACCTTTAGTCGCAAGTAGAGCCATTTCAGGATTGGCACGTGTCCAGTAACCTAATCCTTTAAAATAATCTGAATTATTTTTATTCTGTTTAACCCAAGTAAAAGCAACTGTCTTATAAGTGAAACCCCACGCCTCTATAACTTTAAATGCTTGTTGTAGAAACGGATCGGTCACCCACATTATAAGGGTGGAATTGCCCTCAGCAAGTTTACTAACAGGTAGAAGAATGATGTCAGATAGACTAGCGCAAGTATAATGCCTAGTGGCGTTCCTTCCTTCTCCCTTTTGCGAATATGATTTAAAATACCACGGAGGGTCAGCATAAATTACCTTATATTGTTTTTTAATATTACTTATATCCATAACTCATTAATACGATTTTAAATAGTATGACAAATAGTAATAACTGCCATACTGAAATTGAAGTGTATCTTGCTAGAAACATACCAAATCTCATAGATAAAAACAAAGTTAAGTATAAAATTATTAACGCATTTATCATACAAAAAAGTCCTCTAAACTAGCTTTCTTTTCACTAGACCAACCAATAGAATTAAGAATAAAACTCATAGGGTCTAAAAATGTTTTTTGAAATTGTATGTCATAATCTATATACTTGTCTAATTTAAATTCTGTAGGTAGTTTTGAAACATAACTTATTACATCAAACTTAAATGGATTTGCTTCTATTAACTTAATAAATTTAATCTTATCACCTTCTTGTATTAATGGATATTTGTTTTGTAGTTTATATTGTTTAACTTGATGATTGTATATTAAAGCACCTTTCACGTGTATTGGAGTTCCTTTTACAAAAATATTATTTGCGTGTCTATATTTAGCAACGTTATTACAAGACCTTGGAAAAGATATGTCTTCTGCTTTTAATGTATTGAATTGAGTTTTAAAATCAGCAATAAACTTTTGTAACGTATCTTCATCTTTTGTCATTATAATATTAATTGCTTCTTTAATTTTACCTCTACAAACTTCTGGTGTAGAAGATTTAACAGCCTCAATACCCATAATCTTTAGTTTAGGTTTCTCATAGACTATACCTTCTTCGTCTAATACGTTTAGCATATATCTTTTTTTAGCAGTCCATATACCTTTGTCAGCAATAACTTCTCGTTTCATAACCATTTTATTTTCTATTGCATTTGTATAATCAGCAAGTTCTGCGAAACACTTATCTAAAAATGGTTGTATTCTAGTATCAACAACTTTATTAATAAATCTTAAAATAGTTTCCCTTGGTTTATCTTTACAAGTTGCGTTGACTAATTTGTCTAAACAAAGATAGATTGAATCTGTATCTGACGCAACAATATAATCTACTTTATCGTGTGTCTTTAATATTGTATTCATATATTCATTTACTTTGTTTTCTATAAATCTAATTACAAATTGACCAGCAGTTGTAATCGCTGTTGCTTGTCTTACATCATAGTATCTAAAATACTGATTACCAATAGCGCCATAAGCAGAATTTAATGCAATCTTTTTAGCCCATTGTATATTATGATAGGTTGCAATCTTTTTAGTTAGTTCTTTGTCTTTTGTTTTTTGATATTCTTGTTTTGCTTCAAATAATTTTGTACGATAGACCACTCTATCATTATACATCTTTTGTAATATTCTAGGTAAGAAACCTGGACTATCTGTTTTAAACATAGCACCATTTGGTGTCACACAAGCACCTTCTGTTTTTAAATGTCCTAGTTTAGATTTTTGATAGAGAAGATTGTTAACAGATATGCCAGTAGGTTTAACACCAATGATTTTCTCTGGTGAGATATTATATTGCATAATCAAGTGCGGATATAGAGAGTTAATATCAAAGGATACAATCCACTTATGCATACCTGTTAACGGGTCTTTTACGTAAGCACCATCATATTTGGTTTCCTTAACATTATCTTCCTTTGGTGGAATAACAATATTATCTTTACGTAAAAAATTGTAAATTAACATATCCCACATTCTAACTTGCGAGAATACATCATTATAATTAACTTTAGCTTCATACGCCATAGTTAATACTAATTCAATTAATTTTAATTTATCTTCTAGCTGGTCAACTATCTCAACGTCTTTTATATTATATTCTACAAATGATTGAAAGTCTTTTGTATACCATTCTCTAAAAGTATCATAAGGATTTTCATCTTTTTTTAAACCAAGTTCTACTTTACCTATGTAATCTAATTTGTAACTTTCCTGTCTTTGTGGAATAAACTTTTGATACAAGTCCAAATAATCTAACATTACAATACCAAAAATATTATAATGTGTTTGAGGCCGACCTCTAACTACAATAGATTCTCTTTCAACTAAATTCCAAGGTGAAAATCTTTTTAATACTTTTTCATCTACTATATGTGCAATACGTGTAAACAAATAAGGTATATCAAAAAATTTAGTATTCCAACCAGTAA